GAACCCGTGACGCAGTAAAAGGCGCCGTCGCGGTCAAAGAGAAAAAGCATGAGTATCTGCCAGTGCCGGACAATAACTCCGGCGACGAGCGCAAGGGCACCGAGACGGTGCGCTATCGCCAGTACATCAAGCGGGCGGTTTTTACTAACTTTACGGGGCGAACCAAAAACGCCCTAGTGGGCGCAGCTTTCCGCAAAGACCCGATCATGGAGCTGCCCGATCAGCTGGAATACCTGCGCAACGATGCGACGGGCGACGGACTGTCGTTGACGCAGATGGCCAAGGACGAGCTGTCAAACTTGCTTGAGACCGGGCGCTCCGGTTTCTTGGTGGACTACCCCCAGGCTGATGAAAATCTGACGGCCGAAGAAGTCGAGATGATGGATTTGCGTGCAGCCATCGTTCCGTACACGGCTGAGATGATCACCAACTGGAAAACCGACACTATCCGCGGCCGGAAGATGTTGATCTCGGTGACGCTGGCGGAGATGTACCTCGACCCAGAGGACGAGTTCGATCACACCACCAAGACCCAGTATCGCGTGCTGCGTCTGCGTGAAGATGGTTATACGCAGCAGCTGTATCGAGAAGGCGAGCCGTTCTCCGACGAGTTCTACCCGAAGCAAGCCGATGGGTCGACGTGGGACTTCATCCCGTTCCAGTTTGTAGGGTCAAAGAACAATGACCCGACCATCGACGACGCGCCGCTGTCGGACATTGCCGACATCAACATGGCGCACTATCGAAACAGCGCCGACTACGAGGAATCGTGCTTCCTGGTCGGCCAGCCGAGCCTGTTCATCACGCATTCTTTGTCGCCGGATCAGTTTCGTGACTACAACCCGCAGGGCATTAAGCTGGGCTCGCGCGCGGGCCATGTGCTCGGCGAAAGCGGGTCGGCGACGTTGCTGCAGGCAAACCCAAACCAGCTGGTGCTGGAGGCCATGCGGCTCAAAGAGCAGCAGATGGTCATGATCGGCGCTAGAATTATCACCGACCGCACGGGAAACGAGACAGCGGAAGGCGCACGCATCCGGTTTGCATCCGAGAACTCCGTGTTGGGCGATCTGGTCGGCAACCTGTCCGAAGCTATCGAAACCTGCGTCCGATGGGTTGGGATGTTTATGGGCGTTGATATCACAGACATGAAGTTCAAGATCAACGACGAGTTCTATGACAAGAGCGTCGACCCGCAGCTGGTGATGAGCATGATTCAGTTGCTCGATCGCCAGATTATTGGCGACCAGGACATCTTCGACCGCCTCAAGGCTGGCGGGATTATTGATCCCGAGCGCACGCTAGACGAAGTCAAAGAGGAGGCGGGTCTCAACAACCCGCTTGCGTAATGGTAAAGAAGGTCACGACCAAGTCAGGCGCAAAGATTCCTGCGAAATACGTTGCCGGGCTGACGGGCGAGCAGCGGCGAAAACGGCTGGCGCAGCTTGAGAAAATGCAGAAGGAAGGCAAGTTGATCGGGCCATTGGCTGGTGACAAGACGCCAAGCGGTAAAAAGCGCAAGACGCCTGAGTCACCAGCGACCAAAGCATACAGGAGGCGCTTCGGTGGCGATAAGTGAGCGTGCCAAAAAGGCACTGAAAAAGAAGGCAAAAGAAGCGGACGCGCCTTACGGTGCCCTCAAACAGATTTATCAGAAGGGCATGGGCGCTGCGGTTACGTCAGGGCGCCGGCCTGGCGTGACGCCGCAGCAGTGGGCGATGGCTCGCGTCAACAGCGTTTTGACTGGCGGCAAGGCGCGATCCGTGGATGCTAAGCAGTGGGAAGCGATCAAAAAGCATCGCTCCAAAGGCAAGAAGTAATGGCCAAAGACCCGCGCATCGACAAGTACAACCTGGATGGCTTTAACAAGCCCAAGCGCACCCCGAATCACCCGGACAAATCGCACGTCGTCCTGGCGAAAAAAGGTGACGAGGTTAAGCTGATTCGGTTCGGTCAGCAGGGCGTGAAGGGCTCGCCGCCGCGAAAAGGCGAAAGCGAGGCGGACAAAGCCCGCCGGCGCTCGTTCAAGGCGCGGCACGCGAAGAACATTGCCAAAGGAAAGATGTCGGCCGCCTACTGGTCGGACAAGGTGAAGTGGTGAATGTCGTCTAACGCTGGCTTGATTGACGCGGCCACCAGGCACCAGATATTCGTCCAGCGTTACGCCGCTGGTCGGGAGCAGGAAGCTGCGGAGTTTATTGAGCGGTTGATCCGCGAAGCGAATCGTCGGCTGTCCGAGGACGTGACTGAGCTGACGCAAGCGCGACTGCAATCGTTGATCGCCGATCTGCGGCTGTATTCGACTGGCTTGTTTGAGGAAATGAGCGAGTCCGTAATCAGCGAGATGCGCGACTTCGTCGAATACGAGGCGGGCTTCACCGAGCGCATGATCAACAACAACGTGCAGGCGACTGCCGCCGCCCCGAATGTGACGCAGCTGCAGTCCGCGATATTTACCTCGGTAATGGACTTGGAGCCGACACAAGGCTACCGCATCAGCGATGCGCTTTCGGTATTTGGAGAGAAAAAAGCCCAGCAGATTGTCCAGGCCATACGCGACGGCGTGGCCATCGGCGATACCAACGAGCAGATCAGGCGAAACGTCAGCGACTTCGAGCGGCTGCAAAAAAATCAGTCGCGGTCGCTGGTGCGAACCATTACCAACCACGTTTCAGTGCAGGCGCGTGATCTGACGCTGCGTGAAAATGAGGAACTGTTCGACGGTTACGAGTGGGTTGCGACGTTGGATAGCCGTACCTCGCTTATTTGCATGAGCCGCGACGGCGAGATTTACCCGTTCGGCGATAACCCGCAGACAAGCCCCAAGCCGCCCGCGCATTTCAGTTGCCGATCTACTATCATTCCATCGGTCAAACCTGAGTTTGATCTGGCGTCCGATGTGACAGGCAAAAGGCCGGCCAAAGGTGCGAAAGGCACGACGCAGGTCGCGGCGGACACGACGTATGAAAGCTGGTTACGGCGTCAGCCGGCGTCTTTCCAGGACGAGATTCTGGGCGCTGCCCGTGGCAAATTATTCCGCGAGCGGCGTTTGGATATTGGCCGATTCGTAGACGATCAGGGGCGCACCCTGACGCTCGACGAGTTGCGCCAGATGGAACCCCTCGCGTTTGAGGGATTAGACTTGTAACGCGCCCGAGGCGCAATTTGCAAAAACCAGAGGTAATGCAAATGGACTTTCTGAAAGACTTAGAGATTCCCGACGATGTGAAGGGTCAGCTGCAGGAAAAGCTGCAGGAGTTTACGCAGGCGCAGATCGACGAGCATGTCCAAGGCCTTAAAGCCAAGAACGAGGAGTTGCTTGCTGAGAAGCGCCGAGCACAGCAGGAAAAGGAGAAGATTGATGCCGAGGCAAAAGCTGAAAGAGAGCGGATTGCTGCGGAAAACGGGCAATTCAAAGAGCTCTATGAATCGCAAAAAGAAGAAGCGAGCCAGCTTCGTTCCACCATCGAGCAAATGAATCAGGCTGTCGCGCAGCAGAAGATTCAGGGCGAGGCAAGCCGTTTGGCATCATCGCTTACCAAGGATACTGCTCGTGCGCAGTTGCTAGAAAAGGAAATCAGCCAGCGGTTGCAGCTGGTCGATGGCGAGGTGAAAGTCGTCGACGAGTCGGGTCAGTTGACCGTTAGCACGCTGGATGATTTGAGTGCTAATATAAAGCAGTCGTATCCGTTCCTGGTGGACGGATCACAGGCACAAGGCGGCGGGGCCGCACGTTCACAAGGCGGGGCCGATGTGGGCGCAAGAGAAATGTCACGCGATGACTTCGAGCAGATGAACCCGGCCAAAAAAGCGGAGTTCATGAAGTCAGGCGGGAAATTAGTCGATTAAACGCAAGACACATTTAGGAGCAAAAAATGGCTAATGTGCTGACTGATCTTGCTGCCGACATCTACAAGGCAGCTGACGTAGTGGGACGGGAGCTTGTCGGCTTCGTTCCTTCCGCAACCATCAACGCGAACGGTTCCGAGCGTGCGGCGAAGGGCGACGTGGTTCGCGCCTCGTTCACCCGTGAGGCATCGGCTGTTGACGTGTCCGAGAGCATGACGGTTCCCGAGGGCACCGACCAGACGGTCGACAACAAGGTGCTGACCATCAACAACGCTCGGGCGGTTCAGATTCCGTACACCGGCGAGGACATCCTGAGCCTCAACAACGGCATCGGCTTCGAGACCGTCTACGGTGACCAGATCAAGCAGGCCATGCGGTCGCTGGTCAACGAGATGGAAACCGATCTGGGTCAGGAGGCTTACACCAATGCCTCGCGCGCGTTCGGCACCGCTGGCACCACGCCTTTCGGTTCGGACTTCTCCGAGATGGCTGAGGTTCGTCAGATTCTGGTGGACAACGGCATGCCCCCGAATGATGGCCAGGCTTCGCTGGTCTGCAACACTGTTGCTGGCACCAACCTCCGCCAGCTTGCGCAGCTGCAGAAGGTGAACGAGGCCGGCGGCGGCGACCTGCTCCGCCAGGGCACGCTGCTCGACCTCCAGGGTCTGATGATCAAGGAGTCGGCTCAGGTTCAGGCTCACACTGCCGGCACCGGCGCCAACTACGACACCAACCTGGCTTCCACGCTCGCCATCGGCGCGAACGACATCGCGGTCGACACTGGCAGCGGCACGATCCTGGCTGGTGACGTGGTGACCTTCGCGGGCGACACCAACAAGTACGTGGTCGGTTCCCCGCTTAGCGGTGGCAGCTTCTCCATCAACGACACTGGCCTCCGCCAGACGCTCGCTGATGGCGTTGACGTCTCGCTTGCTGGTAACTACACCGCCAACGTGGCCTTCCATCGGGCGGCGCTTGAGATCGCCATGCGCGCTCCTGCCGTCCCGGAGGGTGGTGACTCGGCCGACGATGCCATGACGGTTGTTGATCCGTACTCCGGCCTGACCTTCGAGGTTCGCGTCTACAAGGGTTATCGCAAGACGATGATCGAAGTGGCCGCCTCCTGGGGCGTCAAGGCTTGGAAGCCGGACTACATCGCTCTGCTTCTGGGCTAATCGGAATGGGGGCGGCTCCGGTCGCCCCCTTTCTCTTGCAGGGGAATGGCAATGCCAGCAAAAACCAGCACACCCAAGACAACTCGCACAACGACTCGAAAGCCAAAGCAGACGACCGTCAAGATGTACAATTCATTCCTGGATTTACATGCTGACGTTCACCCGCTTGAGGTTGAGAACTACCGCAAAGGCGGCTACCAAGAGGTCAAGTGATGGCGCTGATCATTGAGGATGGGTCGGTTGTCCCGAACGCCAACTCCTACATCACCGTGGACGAGTTCAAGGCTTGGGCTGACGAGCGTGGTATTTCATACGGCACCGATCAGGCCGTCGAGCAGGCGATCTATCGGGCGATGGACTGGTTCGAGCGCCAGTTTTTCATCGGCAACAAGGCCAACGAGAATCAGCCGCTGCAATGGCCCCGCACAGAAGCGTTGATCGACGGATACTATGCGGATGCAACGGAAATCCCCAAAGAGGTCAACACGGCGCTGTATGAGGCCACAAAGGTCGAGCTCGACGGCAACAGCGAGTTGAACAACGAAGATCGCCGGACGATCCGCGAGAAGGTTGGCGACATTTCGGTCGAGTACGCGCAGAACAGCAACAATCGCGTGACAACCCCGGCGCTTACCTTTGCGATGAACCGCATTGCCGCGCCAGCAGGGCTTGTGACGAGGGTCTGACATGGCGTTCAACTATGATCGCATCCGGTCAACCGCCAGCCAGCTTTTGGAGCGCTTTGGCGAGCAGCTGACGTTTACCAGAACGACTCAGGGGGCATACGACCCGGACACGGGCCAGCCGAGCACATCGACGTCGACTTTCAGCCGATACTGCTGCGTGTTTGACTACAGCGATGCCGAACGTGCGGAGCAGACCATCCAGGAAGGCGACCGCCGCGTCCTGGCTGAGGCTGGCGACTATGAGGTCGGTGACAAAGTAACAATCGACAGCGAGACCTATCGTGTCGTCAGTGTGTCCGAGTCGCGGCCATCAGCGACAATAGTTTCGGTCACTTTGCAGGTGCGCAAATGAGTATCAGCAAGCAACTGAACCGCGCCACGCTGAACCTGAAAGGATTTGCCGAGGAGCAGGTCAGGGGCACATTGTTTTCGCTGACCAGCCGGGTCATCAAGGAGACTCCAGTCGACACCGGGCGTTTGCGCAATAACTGGCAGTCAAGCATTGGATCGCCGTTGCGCGGGGAGTTGTCCGGCGTTGATAAGACGGGCGCCGGCGCGATCCGTCGTGCGAATAGCGCTATCGCCAATCTAGAGCTCGGCGAGACGTTCTATTTTACTAACAATCTGCCGTATGCGGCTCGCATTGAGTTCCAAGGGCATTCAGACCAGGCGCCGAGCGGTATGCTGCGGGTTAATGTTGAGCGCGTACGAGCTGCAATCGCGAGGCGGTGATGGCGACATTCTTCAATGACATTCAGGCCGCTTTCGATAACCGCTTGGACGCCATGCCTGGCGGGTTCCAGATTGCTTGGCCGAACATCGCATTCGAGCCGCAGGCTGGTGCCACTTATTTGCGCCCACAGTTTCTCCCGGCCGATACAGTGCAGGTGGGGCTTGGCGCTGACGGGCTGGACGACACGACCGGGATTTATCAGGTCGAGGTTGTTTATCCGGCCGAAACGGGCCGCTCCCAGATTCCTGACCAGGTGGCCGATCATTTCAAGCGCGGCACGGTTTTATCCTATAATGGCACGAACGTGCGGATTCGCTCGGTTTCGATTGCGTCCGCTTTGCGGGATGGAGCATTTTTTGTAGTGCCTATCTCAATCGCATTCCAGACATATACAGACGCGAGGTAACAAACAATGGCTATCGCAAACGGCGCACAACATCAGCTGCATTACGTCGCCGAAACGACATACGGCACCACGCCGGCTACTCCGACCTGGAAGCCGATCCCGCACACTGGCACGACGCTGAACATGAGCAAGGATGCCGTGGAGTCGGAGAAGCTGCGCGGTGACCGCCAGATCGAGGACTTCCGCCATGGCAACAAGACCATCGGCGGTGACATTTCTTGCGAACTCGAATACGAGGCATTTGACGATCTGCTCGAGGCGGTCATGTGCGGCAGCTGGGACACGGATACCCTCAAGTCCGGCACGACTCGTCGGTCGTTCACGCTGGAGCGTGAGTTCAACGATCTGGCCACGCCCGAGTATCATCGCCACACTGGCTGCGAGTTCAACAGCATGGCCGTGTCGGTTGCGCCTAACCAGATGGCAACCGCGACGTTCTCCATTGTCGGCAAAGACCTTTCGGTCGATACCTCCGAGGTGTCCGGGTCGACTTACTCGTCCGATGTGGGCAACACGCCTTTTGACTCGTTCACCGGTTCAATCACCGAGGGCGGCAGCAGCATTGCGACCGTGACGGCCATTGAGTTCACGATCGAGAATGGAATTGAGCCGCTGTTCTCCGTTGGGTCGGACACGACCAATCGCCCTTCGATCGGCAAGAGCCGAGTCACTGGCTCGCTGACGACTTATTTCGACAGCAAAGCTCTGTACGAGAAGTTCCTCAACGAGACCGAGTCCGAGATCGTCCTGACTTTGACGGACGTTGATGGCAACGACTACCAGTTCGACATCCCTCGCGTGAAGTACAACACGGGGCAGCCGGACGTTTCTGGCGAAGGCGCGGTGACGATCTCCATGGACTTTGTGGCGCTCTACAACGACGCTGACGGGTCGCAGCTGGTCATCACGCGCACTGACGCAGCCTAAGACGAAAACGGGGGATATATGGAACTTGAGAAGCTGTCGACTGCGCCTAGCCATGAGGCGGGCGCAGAATGCCGGATCAAGGCAAACGGGAAAGACACTGACGTCTATATCACGATCCAGGGACAGGACTCGCGGGCATACCGCAAGGCCAAGAAACGTCAGATGCGGGAGTTCATTGAGGCCCGCAAAAACGAGATCGACATTGACGATCTGGACACGGATCGGATGGACGTTGAGTTGCTGGCGGATTGCACGCTTGGATGGCGTGGCATCACGGTAAACGGCGAGGAGTATGAGTTCAGCCGTGAAAACGCGATCCAGCTGTATACGGACGCCCCGGAAGTCACGCTGCAGCTGCTCCAGTTCATAGAAGATCGGGCGGTTTTTACCAACGGCTGATCGATGACTTCGTGACTTTCGGTCGTTGGTGCTTTTGGATCAACGACTGCCCCGACGGGTCAAAGGTCAGCCGGTTAGATTCGCTAAGGCAGGTGGAAAAGAGCACGGGGAAAACACCTGCGGAACTCAAGAATGGGCCGACACTTTCCGGCGACCATTCCGATGCTTGGGAAGCGTTCGTCAATCTCAAGGAGTACACTTATTCCGAGATTGAGGCGTACATGCGAGTGACAGGCTATCAGCTAGACCCATGGGAAGTTGAAGCCATCATGCAGCTTGCCAAATATAAGGACGCGAAACCGGTATGGCCACTGAATACGCAACACTGACATTCGTTGCAGAGACCGATTCCCTGGTCGCTGCAGAGAAGCGTCTCAATTCGGTCGCACGCGCCGGCACTCGCACCCAGAAGTCGGTCAAAAACATATCGACCTCCGCTTCGGCTGCAGGGCGCAGCTTTGGTGGCATGGGTCGAAATGCGGGGCAGGCTGGCGTGCAGATTCAGCAGCTTGTCGGCCAGGTTCAGGCGGGCACCAACCCGATGGTGGCGCTTTCGCAGCAGGCCGCTGACTTGGGTTTTGTCCTGGGCGTACCGCTGGTCGGCGCCGTCGCGGGCTTGGCGTCCGCGATTGCTGGCCCCTTGATCGCCAGCTTGTTCAACGGCAGCGACGCGCTTGCGGACTTCCGTGATGAGATCGAGGACTCCATCGACAAGTTCGACGAGCTGACGCAGCGAGAGCAGCAAATCTTCATTCGCGATACCGAGCAGCGCATTGCCAGTCAGCGTGAGGAACTGAACAAGCTGCAGCGTCAGATTGATGAGGCCGAGGCTGCGGCCGATCGGTTCTCGCTTGCTGGCCGCGCTATTGCTGCGCAACGCGAGCGGGATCGAGTTGATGATCTGGCCGTTGAGTTCGGTGAACTGCAGCGCGAGATTGAATCTAGCGAAGAAGCGCTGGAATCAGCCCGCGACTCGATTTCCGGCGTCGCCGATGAAACAGACGACGCGACCTCGGCTGGTCAGCGATTCGTTGATCGTTTGCGCGAGCAGGCGGACACGCTAGGCATGACGCGTAGCGAGGCGCTGCTGTACAAAGCGGCGCAAATGGATCTGACCGATGCGCAGATGCTTCAAGTTCGCGTGGCTGCAGAACGCATCCGACAGTACGAGGCGGAGCAGCAGGCGTTAAAGGAACAGCGGGAGGAAGAAGCGCAGGCTCGCCGTGAGCAGCTTGAGGCAGAGCGTCAGGCGGAGGAAGAACGGCGCCAGCGTGAGCAGGAACGCTTGGAGCGTGAGCGCGAGCGCCAAGAAGCAGTCAGCGAGCTGCAGCGGCAAGGCCTGTTAGGGCGCGAGGAAAACGAACTCCAGAGTCTGCAGCGTCGCCGCGAGCAGCTTGAGCGCTTCCGCCAGGATGACCTAATCAGCGAGCGCCAGTATCAGGAGGCATCTCGCAAGCTGGAGCAGGACACGATGCAAGCCAAGGTAGGCATCGTTGGAGACTCCCTTAACCAGCTAGGAAAGATCAACGAGGACGCGTTTAAGGCGGCCAAGGCGTTCAACATCGCTCAGGCAATCATGAACACCTACACCGGCGCCACAAAGGCGCTGGCGACCTACCCGCCGCCCTTTAACTACATCGCTGCTGCAGGCGTTGTTGCTGCTGGCTTGGCGCAGGTATCGCAGATTCGCTCGCAAAGCTACAGCGGCCGCGCGGTTGGCGGACAGACACGGGCTGGCGAATCATACGTCGTTGGCGAGCGCGGGCCGGAAGTTTTGACGATGGGCTCGAGTAACGGGCGGGTCATTCCGAACGAGGCACTGCGCCGTGCCGAGGACGGCCAGGGCGCGAGCCAGACAACCAATGTGACTTTCAACATCAACACCGTGGATGCTCGCGGGTTTGATCAGCTGCTGCAGTCCCGTCGCGGCCAGATCATCAGCATGATCAACTCGGCATCCAATGATCGCGGGAGGCGGGCAGTCGTATGAGCGGCACGTATCCATCAGAGCCTGAGTTCCAGGCCATCAATGTGTCATCGCGCCACAACAACCTATTCTCCGAGACCGTTTCGGGGCGCGTTCAGGTGCGGGCACTTGGCGGTCAGCGGTGGGCGTTCACGGCTAGGTATAACCGGATGACTCGGCAGGAGTTCCAGCCCGTGTTTGCATTCGTCACCAGTCAGCAAGGTCGGCTTGGGTCTTTCGGCATTGTGCCGCCAGTGATCGGGTCTACGTCGGGAGACGCGACTGGCACGGCTCGCGTAAATGGCACAACGCCAGCCGGCGAAACCTCCGTGCCTGTTGATGGATTCACGGGTTCGATCAAGGCGGGCGACTTTGTAAAGTTCAATCATGGCAAGGTTTACATGGTGACCGAGGATCGCAGCGGCCCTGGGAACATCTCGATTGAGCCGGCGCTGGTGACAGACGTGGCCGATGACGAGCAGATGGTCTACAACGACGTCACGTTCACCATGCGGCTAGATAATGATGTTCAGGAATACGATCTGAACGCCAGTGAGCAGTATGAATACCAGGTCGACATGGTCGAGGTGATCTGATGCCTCGCACGATTAACCCGTCAACAATATCTGCGCTCCAGTCGGACGAGATTAGGCTGTGCCATTTGGTGCAGATCGACTTCGATAGCATCACTAGGATCACAGACAACTTCCATCCTGTGCAGTATGACGGCCAGACCTTTTTGCCTGCCGGTCATTTGCTGAGCATTCAGGATGTACAGGAGACCGAAGAACTGCGGGTCGGTTCGTTGAAGATCAGCCTATCGTCCGTTGACCAGGCTTTCGTGTCCGTGTTTTTGAATATCGACTACCTGAACCGAAGGGTGCGCATCTGGAACGCTCTGCTGAATCAGGCTGGCCAGATCATTGGCGATCCGATTGCTACTTTTGATGGCGACATCACGGGATACGGAATCACCGAAAACCGGAGCTCGTCGACCATTTCTGTTTCTTGCGCGAGCCATTGGGCCGACTTTGAGCGCAAAGCTGGGCGGTTTACCAACAACAACTCGCAACAGTATTTTTTCCCCAACGATACGGGCTTCCGATTTGCTGCCGAATCAGTGAAGGACATCAAATGGGGCAAAGCATAATGCCAACTGACGCTCAGCTTGATTACATGCGGCGCTCTGGCGACAAATACATCGATGGGAATGGGTACATTGAGAACGAGCACGGCTTTGCGTCGTGGGTCGCCAAGCCAGACTGCATACATGTGATTCAAGTTTATGGTGATGGCAAATACTGGGATGTTTTTTTCCGCCAGCTGGCAAAAGATCGTGGCGTAGGTTCATACATGTTTTACACTCGCAGAAACCCAAAGGCTTTTGCGCGTAAGTTTGGCGCCAAGACGGTGCAAACGCTTATGCAGGTCGAGGTAGAGTAAATGAGTAGCGTTGTAGACAGTGTCGGCGATGCGTTCTCCAGTGCAGCCGATGCCGTAACTGGCGCTGTCGATAGCGTTGTCGACTTCGCTGGTGACGTCGTTGATACGGCCGTCGATGTTGTTGGCGAGGTCGTCTCATGGGTTGTCGATATACCCGAAGTTCCTGACGTTGGAACGCAAGCGCAAAACGTCCTAGTCAATCAGCAGTCAAACATTGCCCCGTTGCCGGTCATTTACGGAGAACGCCGCGTTGGTGGAACCCGCGTGTTTACTGAAACCTCGGGCAGCAACAACAAGTTTCTGTACCTGTGCATTGCGCTGTGTGAGGGTGAGGTCGAATCCATCACCGACCTCAACATCGATGATGAGCCTTTGGCTGGCTCGAAGTACGAGCCATACGTCACGTTTGAGGCGAAAACCGGCACGGACGACCAGGTGGCGTCGGATATCTTGCTCGAGGCGCCGTCGTGGAGCACTACAGACCGTCTGCGTGGCGTGGCATATCTGGCCGTTCGGCTGGAGTTTAACCAAGACGTATTCAGCTCGCTGCCGACCATTAACGCGGTGGTTAAAGGCAAGCGAGTGTTCGACCCGCGCACCGGAACAACCGGCTATTCAACAAACCCGGCCTTGGCGCTGCGCGATTACCTGACCGACCCTCGGTACGGCAAGGGCTTGGTGCCCAACCTGATTGACGACGTGGCTTTCAGTTCGGCTGCTGACTCATGCGAGGAGCAGGTCGAGACAGTCGAGGGCAGCGGCGAGTTCGTCAACAAGTTCGACATCAACGGAACGATCAACACCGACCAGACGCTGTTCAACAACGTCTCGCAGATACTCGGGGCCATGCAGGGCTTGATGCCTTACCAGAACGGCAAGTACCGCCTTATCATTGAAGATGACTACGACAGCACGTTCGACTTCACAATCGAAAACATTATCGAAGGCATCAACTTCTCCGGCCCTAACAAGAAAAAGCGATTCAACCGGGTTGTAGCCAAGTTTGTGAACCCTGATAGCAACTGGCAAGCGGACTCGGTGACTTGGCCTGAGCCGGACTCTCAGCAATCTGCGGACTTCCTCGCCGAGGACAACGGCGTGGTACTGGAGAAGCAGATTGACCTGCCCAGCGTGACCAACTTCTACCAGGCGCGGAACATCGCAAAGACGCTTTGCCTGTCATCCCGCCGCAACGGCATATCCATCGACTTTAAGGCCACGTCAGAGGCCATGGAATGCGCTGTGGGCGACGTTGTGACTGTTACCCACCCTACCCCAGGCTGGGACGGTAAAGAGTTCCGTGTGACGCGCATGAGCATCAACTTCGACGGGACGGTAAACATTTCCGCCCGCGAGCACACGGCCTCAGTCTATCCTTGGGTCAACGACGCCGAGCAACCAGCTTCTGCGCAGTCGAATCTGCCCGATCCGCTTGATGTCGCTGCGCCATCCGTTTCAGTTTCCGACGAGCTGCAGTCCTTTAACGAGGAAGCCATCACGGTTTTGCTCGTCGACCTGGACACTGGCGATTCTTTTGCGGAGCGATTTGAGGTTCAGGCGCGCAAAGAAGGCACAACGGAGTTCATCAATCTAGGCCAGGCTGGCGGAGATCGCTTTGAGCTCGTCAACGTCGAAGATAATGCCGTCTACGAGGTTCGCGCTCGAGTGATTAACTCGCTGGGCGTGAGCTCCCCCTACACGACGGTGGATCATCAGGTTGTCGGAAAGACTGCGCCGCCTTCTGACGTCACCGGCCTGACGGGGAACGTGATCGGCAATCAGTATCTGCTGACTTGGAACGCGGTGCCTGATCTTGATCTTTCCCATTACCGCATCCGGTTTGCTAGCGACGACGACGGCAACGAATACCAGAATGCCATCAGCCTGGTTCCCAAGGTCGCTCGGCCAGCAACATCAGTCTTGGTGCCCGCGCGGAACGGCACGTATTTCGTCAAAGCCGTGGATAAGCTGGGCTTGGCGTCGACGAATCCTGCAACGATTCGGCTGCAGTCAAACATCGAGGCCATTGAGAACTTGAACGTCGTGCAGACGATTGAGGAGCACCCGGACTTTCCCGGCTCTTTTGATGACGTAGTGGAGCTGGATGCGCAGGATCGTCTGGTGCTAGATACATCTATCAATTTTGACAGCGTATCCGGCAATTTCGATGACGCTACGGGGTTGTTTGATGCGGGCGAAGGCAATGTCGATGCCGAGGGTTTTTATTACTTCGGCACCAGGACTGATTTGGGCCAGGTGTTCCTTTCTCGAGTAACAGCCAACGTCAAAACAACCCGCTTGGATTACAGCACGCTTTTCGACACAGTGCCCGGCCTGTTCGACAGCCGCCCAGGACTTTTCGATGGCGACCCTAATGCGTTTGATGATGTCGATGTGGAACTGCAAGTTAGAACAACGAATGACGATCCTGCCGCCAGCCCAACGTGGTCAGATTGGCAGACATTTGCTGTGGGCGATTTTCGGGCTAGGGCGCTGGAGTACCGGGCAAGGCTTAGCACCAAAGATGACCAAGCAACACCAGCGGTTTCTGAATTGACCGTGGCAGTGGATATGCCCGATCGAATTGAGCGCGAGTTCGATATCGTGTCGGGCGCGGGCTCTAAGTCGGTTACATTCCCAACCGCATTCAAAGACACTCCGGCAATCGGCATCGGAGCCCAGGATTTGCAGACCGGGGATTTCTACGAAATTACCAGCAAGTCTCGAACCGGGTTTACAATCACCTTCAAAGACTCAAGCGGAACAGCAGTCAGTCGGACATTTGACTATACTGCCGCAGGATATGGCAAAGAGGTAACAACATGAGTCAGCATGACTTCAACATCGCAAACCAGGGCTTCCCGTCTTTTCGCGCCGACCTGAACAGTGGGCTTGGGGCGCTCGCCAGCAACAGCAGCGGGGCGACGGCGCCGTCTACTACTTTTGCTTACCAGTTCTGGTATGACACCGCCAACGATCTGCTCAAGATGCGCAACGGCGATGATGACGCCTGGATTACCTTGGCGGCATTCGACCAGGCCAACGATGAATGGGAAGTTCGCTCTGCAGTCGTTCAGGCGGTCGACGCGGCAGGCGTATCACTCAAAACGGATGATGGCACAACCAGGTTCGCCGTTTCGGATTCTGGCCAGGTTTCATTCCAAAACTATTCCTTCCCCGTAGCGGATGGCTCGGCTGATCAGGTTTTGACAACCGACGGGGCTGGAAGCTTGTTTTTCGCAAGCGCATCATCTGCGGGCGTTTTCGCCAAGTCCGACACCCAGCAAGTCGCATGGACAAAAACTGGCAACAACACGGCAGAGACTTCGACTGAACTTGCTATCGAGGTCAACGGGTCAGTAGTCAATGTCCCTGCCGGAACCAGCATCTCCATGCCGACGCTATCCGCTGGCACTGACTATGCGATCTGGTGCGCTCCTGATGGTACGCTCGAAGCGGATGCCAGTTTCACGGTCGCGCCGACAGCGAATGGCCGCCGTGTTGGCGGATTCCATTATGCGCCGGGTGGGAATGCGAGCTTTGACCTTGACGCAGGTGATGGCGGCACTACCCCGCAGATCAATGAGTACAGCTTCTACGATCTGAAATGGCGGCCTTCTGTTGCTGATCCGCGTGGGCTGACGCTTGTCGGCGATGGCGCATTTTGGGCTGGCATTTATCTGATGAGCGCAAACCACCTGACCGGCGCGGTGCATAAATACAATGTTGACCCGTGTCGAGATGGCAACCCTCCGCGCCTTCCTGACGACAGCGGAAACTACCCAAACGCAGAGCCGTCCAACATTTTCGAGTCGCTGGCTTATCATGGATTCCGCGCTCCCGACTACAACGAGTTTCAGTTGCTGGCATACGGGGTCAATGAGGCGCGGTCTATCGGCGGATCGGGGCCGGGCAACACTGGAGACGTTTCCGATCGTGGCAAAGATCAGCAAACCTCACACTGGGGCGTTTTTGATGCGACTGGTGTTTTGCTTGTATGGGGTCGCGATCATATTTTGGAAACATCTGACCAGTCGTTGCCGAACCCATCGCGAGGCGGACGGTTCCGTTTTGAACGCTTCGCTTCCCTTGGCGGGCGTTGGGATCGCGGCTCCGAGTCGGGTTCCCGTAGCGTCCGTTCGGATAGCGCCGATACTTCGTATACGAGTTTTGGTGGCCGTGGCGTCTGTGACCACCTGATCCTTGATTGATGGGCCGGAAGGCCCATCACTTGAACTATGGTTGACCAGATAAAAGACAAGCAGGCACCGTCGGATCAAATGCTCATCATTGAAAAGCATGAGCAAGTCATTGCCTATCTGTATCCGATAGTCCAAAGGACTCCGCGCAAGCACGGCGTCGTGCGTGACAAGATGCTTGCTTGTCTTTTCGATCAGGCGGACTTGGTTATTCAGGCAGGCAAAAGCGGCCATGTTTCCAAGCTGTACGCGGCGGATGCTAATCTGGCCATGCTTCGGTTCTACATCCGTTTCTACCGGGGAAACATAGAAAACTTCACTCAGCACAATGAGGAAGTGGCTCTTTCGCGAGTCGCGGAGGTTGGCAATCTTCTCGGCAAGTGGATACAAAGGAAAAAGGGCAACTGAGGTTATGATACGCTTCGCTAACCTTGGCGGGAATTGGAATAACGGCTCCGAATCGGGTTCCCGTAACGTCAATTCGAATAACGCCGATAATTCGAATACGAATAATGGTGGCCGTGGCGTCTGTGACGATCTCCAAGCGCTCTGCACTTACCACAAGGCGGTGCAGGCCGATCACAATAGATGGTCAGCTTGGTTGTCCTCCTTCGGGAAACAAACTACAGGGTCTGGCAATCTGCGGAGTAGCCTAGAGCGAAACGCGGCACCAGCATTTATTTATGGCACGGAAGCACAAGCGCCTGTTCGACCGCATCATCGACAAGGACAACTTTCAGGATGCGTACCTGAGAACCCGCAAGGGCAAGCGCAAGTCGATGAGCTATCTGGAGTTCAAAGAATACGGCGCGCTCAATCTGGAGCTTCTACGGCAGGAAGTCGCCGACGGGGGCTATCAACGAGCCGAGTTTCGCAACTTCTATATTCACGACCCGAAGCTGCGGCTTATATCAGGGCTGCCGTTTCGGGATCGGATTGTGCAACACGCGCTCAACAATATACTGGAACCGATATACCTGCCGCGCTTTCTGCCGTACACATTCGCCTGTTTGCCAAACAAGGGCACGCACGCCGGAGTGAAGTACATCCAATCGGAGCTGAGAAAGGGCAAAATAACGCACTTCCTCAAGACAGACTTCAGCAAATACTTTCCATCGATTCACTGCCCGACGCTCTACGAAATACACGATGCCAAGATTTATTGCTGGCGCACGATGGCTCTGATGGAGAACATTCAGCCCAGGGAGGATACGGGAGTTGCGATTGGCAGCTTAAAAAGCCAGCTGAACGCGAACCTGTACGGTACGTTGGCGGACAACCTTGTGCATCACACGCTAAAGCCGATTGCTTGGGCGCGGTACATGGACGACATAATACTAATGGACAACAATTTAGATCGGCTGCATGACATGAAAGATCAGCTCGAACAATTTGCCGCCGACAGGATGAAACTGCGGTTTAGCAAGTGGAGCATTGCACCAATCAGCCGTGGGATTAACTTTTTGGGCTATCGAATATGGCCCCGGCACAAACTGGTTCGCAAACAAAGTGTTACTCGGG